CCTGGGCTAGCGAATGAATTCGTCAATTATATTATTTCCGAGGATGTCCAGATGCAAAACAGCGAATATATCGGCTATACGTCCGTGGATACTTCCGTGGTTGAATATCTTTCAGGACCAGACGGGGATTTCTTCGAGAATCCAGCCTATACCCCAAGGGTAGGCGGTGCGAATGATGAACCATTCCATTTCAACCCAGAATTAAGGGCAAAGCTATCTGATCTTTGGAACAAGGTCAAGATCAATTGAAAAAAGACCTGAAATGGTCTTTTTTAATTTTGTGTTTTGTAAAAATTTCTGATTGACAAAATAATAATAATAATAATAATATAGAATAAGCAACGGAGGAAATGTTATGAGAGAGTTATTTAAACTTATCAGGAAAGGCGCTATTGCCATTGTTTTTTCATTGTTTTTCATCATAGTTGCAAATGCCGAAACGTATAGCAGGACGGGCACGAAATCCATATGGACAGCTTTGGGCACTGTAACGACAAATTGCACGGGTACGTATCATGTCGATGGGAATACAAGATGGACTGTTTATGGAAACTGGTCATGCTCACTTCTCTATTCATATGTGAGTTTTTCAAAATACGTTCCATATGATACGTGTTGCGAGGTAACCGCAAATGCAAGCGTGACAGATTCTTCCTATCAGCATGCGAATGGATCGGGCACATTCACGTTCTACTATCATCCATCGACACATATTGTGTCCGTGTACTAGCAACAGGGCTTTAGAGCGGGGAAATGCATGATGAGATTGCGTTTTGCGGATATCAAATACAAGGATCGCTTGATTCTGGCTGCTGGGGACATCCATGTACAACCTGGCTTCATGACGGTTGTCAGCGGCAAGAGCGGGAGTGGAAAGACTTCGTTGTTCAAGGCCTTGGAAAAGGATGAATATGCATGCAGCGGGCAGTTCCCGCTCTTTTTGGATGCCTTTTCCATCAAGGAGCATTTTGACTTGCTGGAGATGCATCCCCTGCCTTCAGAAATCCAATCGCTTGGTTGTGATTCCTTGCTGGATAAATATCCTCCCATGCTGTCTGGCGGTGAAAAAAAACGGGTTTCTTTTCTTCTTGCGGCAAGTAGGGATGCTGCTGTATATATGTTTGACGAACCGACAGCTTCACAGAATGAGGAGTATGTGGAAGCGTTCATAGGGGTGCTTCTGCGGCTGAAGCGTGAGAAGAAAGCGATGATTGTATTCACGCACGACAAGCGTTTGATGGAGCTTGGCGATATTTGCTATGAAATCAAAGACCATCAGCTTGTAGGTTGCGGCAATGAGGCAGGGGAAGATGTGTCTGAATGCCCCAAGGCCAAGGGGATGGCAAATCTGTCTCGCTTTGTATTGCTTGCGGTGGAGAGGCAAGGGAAAGGCATGGGAAATGCGATAATGCTTTTGTTGGCGGTATTGGTTTGCCTGAGTTTTTCATATGCCAGGATACTGGATGCTTCCCAGCAAGGAATACTGAATCAAATGCAGTCGAATGAATTGATTGTCTTCAAGGGGCTTGCGACAATGACTGAGGATAATGGCAGCATTTACTATTCCCCGAATACAGAGATGCCGCTTGGCGAGGATGAACTGAAACAACTCTCGTCCATCGACCATGTGGTGGACGCGCAATGGCGCTACGATGTCATTGAAAAAGGCGATGCTCTGTCCGATGATATTACCAAAGAAGGGTTTGACATAAGGGGAGAGGCTGGTTCTTCCTATGGCATCGAGGTGATGGAAGGGGACAATTCCCTTGGAACGGTTGAGCTTGGCAGTTGCAGTCTTTCCACCTATATGAGGGAACATAAGCTTCAAAAAGACATTGTGGTTGATTATGGCGAGGATGGCGTATATTTGTCAAGGCGACTGGCAAATCTCATCGAACAAAGCATTGGCGTTGATGATGAAGGGCTTAAGGGAAAAAGCATGCGGTTTTCTGTTTCTTTGCCCATGTATAATACTTTTGGCAGATGGATGGGATCCATTGGGGATAATGAGTTGACATATCTTTGGAGTACCACCGTTGACCATGAGGAAGTGGTTGTTCCGATTGCCGGCATCTTGGAGTGGAGTTCGTTTGGTCTGCCTAACAGCAATGAATATGCCATGTATGTCGAGCGGAGCATCCTTGCTCCATTGATCGAAAAATATCGTGCCAAGGAGGACAGGACGCTTTATGTCGAGACAATGTACTACGATGTATGGTATTTGAACGAGCTTCCGGAGAACAAGAAAGACACGCCAATGAACAGGGTTTTCGAGGACTATGCATGGCAGCCAACGGCTGTTTCCTTGTGGACGGATTCCGTGCAATCGGTTGGCTCCGTGGTTGAAAAGATCGATGAAGCAGGGTATTACGTCGTCGGCGAGTTTACCGAGCTTGGCGGGGTGTGGAACGGTGTTTCTGCCGCGAAGCGAATGGTTCGCATCGTCTCGTTCTTGTTGGCTGGCGTGTATATTTTGGCTTGCTTTGGAATCAAGATCATTGGTCGGAAAAAGGAAAAAGAGATGCGCGGCTTCTTTCTCTCTTGCGGTATGGCTAAGAAGGATCTGTCCGATGCCTTGCGGAAAGCGTGGCAGCACGGTCTAGCAGGACAGTTGAAGCAGGTCTTGGTCATATTCGTTGGGGTATTTGCTACTTTGTCAATTGTAATGAGATCGGTGCTTCTTCCTTCTTTCGTTGGGGTTGTCGTTCTTCTATCCTTGCTGTTTTTCTGGGCATATGGATTGAACGTGCTGATGGAAAAGGCATTGGCAAGGAGGAAGGAATGATTGTCCTGGAAGACGTTGTGGTGTCGTATGGGGAGGATGTTATTGTCGGGAAATGCAGGATGGAGATTCCCGAGGGAAGGATCACCTGGATCAAGGGGGAAAGCGGATCGGGAAAGACATCGCTTCTTTACCGAATTGGTCTGATCAGCCAGGACGATGGCTATGCCTATTTGGCAGGAAGTGGCAATATTGCGGGCTTGGGAAAGCGCGGGAAGGATGCTTTTCGCAGCAACCATCTTTCTTTTGTCCTGCAAGACTGCAATTTGTTTGAACATGGCGACGTCATCGCCAACATGCGGCTATATGCTTCGTTCCATGGGAAATCGTGGGGCGAACAGGAATATCGCGGCTTTCTAGACAGCGTCAATCTGGATGTTTCGTTTGGTCAGCCGGTGAATACCTTGTCGGGGGGCGAGAAACAGCGGCTGGCGATTGCCTGTTGCCTTGCCAAGGATACGGATATCATCCTGTTGGATGAACCAACGGCGTTTCTGGACGAGAAAAACGAACGGCAGGTTTTCCAGGTTCTTCGGGAGGTAGCCCTGCGTCACCACAAGACAGTCGTTATCGCAAGCCATAGTCCTTTGTGCAATGAGATCGCCGATCAAGTCTACGAGATCAAGCATCGTGCGCTTTGCCTAGCCAAGCGCTGTGGGGATGAGAGACAGTTGCGCTTGGATGCTGCACATCACATCGGAGCTTCTTTTTCCCTTTCCTATGCCAAGTATTTTATTTCTTGCTATATGCGGCTAGAGGCGTTTGCGACAGTCATCCTTGCGGTGGCACTGCTGGCGGTTGTCCTGGCGGCAAGCGCGCTGGACATCGGGGCTTCCAAGAGCATAGCGGAATTCGAGGGCATGTGCGACAACCAGTTGTTTGTGACCAAGGAAAAAGGGCAGACCACCCTGGATGGCAATCTTCCTCCCTTTGCCTTGGATGTTCCTGATGCAGTCCCCTACATTCCAACCCTGGCGAGAATCAATGATGCTGTCTTTGCGGTCGTGCCGAAATTCAAGAACAATGATTTTGCCAGCCAAAGCATGATCCGCTATCGGAATGAAGGAGCGTGGCTAAGTCATGCGGCGTTTGCTGTGCTGGAAGAAATGCATGTCAACGAAGGCAACGCCGAGGTTCAGGTTTTTCAACTAGGGGAAACAGAATATGTCGCTTGCCCTGCGGCGGGGGTTCTTTCCGAAAGCTACCGCTGTCTCTACTTTGAAAACCCAGATCTTCCCTACGTATATGTGGATGCGGAATTATTGACGGAGCTTTATGAAGGCAACGGCAGCCTGGGACAGGCTGCCTATGGCGGCTATACGGTATTTGCGGATTCCTACGAGGAATACAAGGGACTGGCGGAAGAGTTGTCGCGCGATCATGGGGTGAACATGCTGTTCTCGTATGTAGAGGAAATCGACTCCTTGCGCTCTTTGTCGAAGAAAGCAAGAATGGCTTGCTACGGCATCGGGAGCATCATTGCGGTCGGCGCGCTGTATATCCTTGAGCGCATGCTATTCACAAAACGGGAGATGGAGCTTCTGTTGCTAAAGGCAAATGGTGCATCGGATGCATGGATCTTGGTGGTGTGCATGCTGGATATGCTTGCCCGATATGCCGTTGCACTGCCATTGTCTGGCGCAGCCATGGGAGTGATCGGTCATGTCCTTCGTTTCGAGGTCTTTCCATATATCGCTGAATCATGTGGTCTTGCGCTTGCAGTCCTTGCGGTTATGGCGTTTGTCCAGTGGCTCTTTGTGAAGAATATTTCGATCGAAAATACTCTTCGTGGAGCAAGTAAGCAATGATTCCGTAATCTTGTGGATGCATGGCGCACGATCAAATCCTTTGCAGGATAATTGAATTATCAAAAGGACGTTATGGCTACTGTCCTTTTCTTTTGCGCTATGAATCTTGTGGCAAGTCGAGAATAAGCCCGCTAGACACGGGCTTGGCAAAGAACGTTCGAAGTATGTGCCGCAAGACGGGGTTTTCAGGGGATGCGCAAAGCCTAAGATCGCTGGCGCCGATCAATAGGATCAGCAAATCCACTGCGTACAGGGGCGTATCAGGTGCCCTGTCCAAGATTCATGGTGATATGGGAAAAAGGCATTGGCAAACGTGTTATACTATGCGCGTGCGAGGGTCAAAAACAGGTTGACATCTGTGCAAGACCACATAGAGTTTTGCTGGGGCAAAAGCATAGAGTCTGGGTCACCATGAAGATCTCCTATTGCTGTTGCTGGAAAAGTTCAATAAAACTTATCATGCCTTGGCATAGTGTTTAAGCGCATTAGGCGTAGGAGGAACCATGGAAGAGCTATTGAATAAGCTTGCGGTAACATACCGTCAAATCTATGATTTAAGACCGCAGGAAGGCAGTGTGAAGCTTCATCCGAGGAAACAGGTGGAGAAGATCGCGGAATCGATCAAGTTGTTTGGTTTCAATGATCCAATTGGAATATCAAGCGATGGAACCATAGTCGAGGGACACGGAAGATATGAAGCCGCAAAGCTTCTTGGGCTTTCCGAGGTGCCAACGATCAACCTTGACCACTTGACGGAAGAGGAACGAAAGGCATATTCGTTGGTTCACAACGAGCTGACAATGTTCACTGGCTTCGACATGTCGAAACTGAAGCAGGGATTGTCGAAGATTGGCACGTTTGACTTGAGGAACGTTGTGATCAATGACAAGCTCTTGGAATTGATGGACCATGAGTTGAACACGAATCAAGAGTGTGCAAACATGCTTAACCTTGGCTACACTCAATTTCCCGTGACTGGAAATTGGGATATCCCAGAAATACAGCCTGTCTATGAGCTTCCCGAGGGGATAGAGGAGTGGATCGGGTTCAACTGTGTCATGTCCGACAAGTTGCCAGAGAACAAAGGTGTGCATTTCTTCATTGACGAAGATCAATTTGAACAAGTTTGGCGTCAGGCCGATAAATACATCCCGTACCTGAGGCGTTACAAGTGCGTATTGTCCCCAGACTTCCGTCCTTATGGCGATATGCCGCTTGTGACGCAACTATACAACCACTACCGCAAACACTGTATTGCCGCATATTGGCAACAGGCGGGCATAACGGTTATTCCAACGATTCGCGCAAACACAGACACCCGCTTTATGGCATGGTATCTTGATGGGGAGCCTCAGAACGGTGTTGTTGCGGTATCTACGATGTGGTGCGGAGACGACCTTATTCGTTTGGAACGATCCGCATGGGACAAGATGATTGCGAAGCTTCGCCCACGGGCGGTTGTCGTCTACGGCGAAATCAAGCCGCATATGACTTATTGCGGGGTCCCGCTCATCGAGATATCGAAGTTTACGGACGGAAGATGGAAAGACCGCAAGGAAAGCAAGGCGGAGTATCCAGTTGATTTCCGTGATTGGCCAGTCCAGGCGCAGGAAGTGTGGATCAAAGAAAAATACGAGGATGACACGGGGAAACTCAGGGACGACACGCCTGAAGAAATCCGAAAGCTGTATGATGAGATTATGGATTACCTTCGTTGGGTGGAAGAACAGGGAATTGACTTGTGAACACGGGGATTGACCTGAAACATTGAATCGAAAAAAGGAAGTCGCCGCCATGATCAAAACCGCGCCTCAGAATTTGGTTGCAGCTGGCGAAAAGCTCCGTGCGAAAATACCAGACGATGCAGAACGCCGTCTGCACTGACGGTAGATGCCACGGCATGTTTACAAGATCGGCTTTATTGGGAAAGCTTGGCGGCGCAGAAATAGCAATCTCGGATGAGATGATAGCAAGAATCCAAATGTGGCAGCGGATGATCGAGGGAAAAGCGCCATGGGTATTCCTGGGCAAAGGGCAGGAAGTCTTCTCGCTGGGCATCGAAAACGCGATCTGCCGTGAGTTTTTAAACATCGTGCTGTCGGAGATGGAAACCAGCCTAGCGAACGAGATCATAGATCCGCATTACCAGCGTGCAATAAGCCTTCTTCCCGACAACTTCCAGCAGGGCTTGGCGCTTGGATGCATGATCATCAAGCCACTGACGGACACTGGGATGTTTGAATTCATCAGCGCCGCCGACATCATTCCACTGGAGTATGCCAGCGATGGCACGCTAAGGGACTGCGCTCTGATTCAAACAAAACGCATTTCGGAAACGGAGTCGTATTACAGGATCGAGAGGCACAGGCTGACATCAGAAGGGCTTTTGATCGTAAACAAGGCCTATCGAGGGACAAGCGAAAACGGCGGATCGATGCTGGGGACTGAAATCCCGCTTACCGACATCGAGGAATGGACCATGCTCTACCCCGAGGTGACATACCCGGGAATGGACCGAATGGACTTCGGCTTTTACCGAAACCCACTGCCAAACTACATTGACCGCAGCAAGCAGGGAGTGAGCATCTTCGAAAGCTGCATGGATCTTGTGAAGAAATGCGATATTCAGTTTTCGCGAATCTACTGGGAGTATGAAAGCTCAGAACGCATGATTCTTGCCGACTGGGCTTTTTTTGACGGCAGGCAAGGCCATTTCCATTTGCCCAAGGGGAAGGAAAGGCTTTTCGTTGGAACCGAGGGAGACGAACAGTACCAGGAATTCAGCCCATCGGTTCGCGATGCGTCTTACATTGCTGGATTGAACGAGTACCTGCGAAGGATTGAGTTCAACGCCGGGTTGTCCTACGGCGACTTGTCGAAAAACGAACAGATCGAGAAGACTGCGCAGGAAATCATGGCGGCGAAGAACCGCAAGTACAACATGGTGAACTCGATCCAGGCGAACCTGAAGAAGTGCCTCGAAGGGCTTGCCTATGCGATCGCCTTTTATTATGCGCAGTATACCGTTGACCCTGGATTTGAGTGCGTGTTCCATGATTCGATCAAGACGGATGAAGAAGCCGAAAGGGCGCAGGATCGCCTGGACATGGCAAGCGGCATCATGTCCCCTGTCGAATAACGAATGAAGTGGTACGGCGAGGACGAGGAAACGGCGGCGCAGAAGATCATGCAGGCATTGGCGGTAAACATGTCCTTGCAGCCGCCAGTGGACTGATCTAGCCCATGTTCATTGACGATGAGAAGAACGATGCGGTCACGGCAAGGATTGAAAAGCTGTTCCGCACGCTTGAGCTTGACGTGCTGATCGACATCTGCAGGCGGCTGAGGCTTGCGAAGGAAATCACGCGTTCTGCGGACTACCAGTTCTTCAGGCTTGCGCAGCTTTCCGCGTTCAAAAAGAACTATGTGAAGCTTGTTAGGGCAATCCTCGATGTGTCCGAAGACGAGCTGGAAAGGCTTTACCAGGATGTTATAGCAAGCGGATACGCGCGAGACGTGGAGATATACAGGTCTGCTTCTGAAGGTCTCGTTCCGTTCGAGGAAAACACGCATCTTCAGCAGATCGTCGAGGCTTGCAAAAGGCAAAGCAACGACGACCTGGAAAACATAACCGGAACCACGGGTTTTGTCGAAGCCGACAAGGGACGGGTTACGCCATTGTCGCAGTTCTTTGTCAACATCCTTGACAAGGCGCACCTGGAGATTTCGACAGGGGCATTCACCTACGACCAGGCGATAGGGCGTGCGATCCGCGACATGTCGCTTTCGGGTCTTCGGTGCATCCATTCCGAAATCCATGGCGATTCGCAGTGGATCAACTACGAGAACGAAGGGAAGAAGCCATGGTCAAACCGCATTGATGTTGCGGCGAGAAGGGCGGTCATGACCGGCATCGTCCAGGCAACCAACCGGATTGCTGAAATGAACGCGGAAACGCTGGGGACAAACATGTTCGAGGTGTCCGCCCACGCAACGGCTAGGCCGACGCACATGGTCTGGCAAGGCAAGGTGTATACGAAAGAAGAGCTTGTCTCCGTCTGTGGGCTTGGCGAAGTCACCGGGCTACAGGGCGCAAACTGCTACCACCACTACGACATCTTCATTCCAGGCATCAGCAAGCGCCGCTATACGGATGAGCAGCTGGAGGAAATGCAGCGGGCAGCCAACCGGAAAAAAGCCTGGAAGGGCAAGGAAAACACGCTCTACGAGGCAAAGCAAAGGCAGCTGCAGCTTGAAACGCTCATGAGGGACGCAAACAGGCGCATAGAGATGTACAAGGCTTCTGGCTTGAGGGATGAACTGGCGGCGGAAGAAACACGCAGGAACGCGCTCTATCAGGAATACAGGGCGTTTTCCAGGCACTTTGGGCTTCAAGAACAGATAAACCGCGTCTACTACTCCAAGCCTGACGATCTTGTAAGGAATGCGAGCATCGAGCCTGAGGGAACGCCGCCGGTTCTGTCCTCAAACAAGAGCGACATGGGCAATCCTTTAAAGCTGGAAAATGATGTTTCGAGCAATGCCGCTTTTGTTGAACTTGGCGATTCATACTTCGGACTTCCAGAGGGCATGAAGGATTTGCCGAAGATAGAAGGAAATCCTGGTATAAAGGCATTGATAGATGTAATTAATCCATATGGAGATAAGCGCAATTGTGTTAGCTGCTCTACTGCGCTAGCTTTACGATTGCAAGGGATAGATGCCATTTCAATTCCCTATTCAAAAAGTCAGCTAAATATTGTAAAGTATCCATGGAAGATATGGGATCTTCCTAATGGACCAAAGTGTGTGATTCATTCTGAATTGAAATCTTCAATAGAGAATGACATGAAAGTGTGGGGAAACGGTGCGATTTGTCAAATAACGATGGTGTTGGATTATGGAAATGATCTGATTGGGCATATGATAACTGCTTTTCGGCATAAAGGCAGAACCTATTATTTCGATCCACAGTTAAAAGACTTAGATGTTTCTCGGTACTTTGACCATCTTATGGCTGTTGATCCAGAGACAAATTATCCTGCAGGATATTTTTACTACAGGGTTGACGGCATGGAACTGAAAGATGAAGGGAAGAATATGGTGATATTTGCAGATGATAAGTTTTAGCGAAGCTTGTAAACAAGCATATGATTATTATGCATATCAGGGATTTTATGGATTAAGAAATGCAAAAGACATAGGTGATCGATATGCATTCTTGGGATATGTCAATCCTATACCTTTTGGGGGCATCGTACCTATCACAATTTCGAAAAAAAGTGGGAAATTGGAAGAGTTTGATCCCTTTCCGCAAAAGAATGCTGAGATCTTGAAAAGCGGGCAAATAATACCGATTCCGGATGAGTTTAAGCCTATAAAAAACACTTAGCTGCGTGCTGAGTGTTTTCTTTTTTGGGGGGAATGAAAGTTTTTATATCTCAACCAATGAATGGGAAGACTGATGAAGAAATCATGGCGGAACGCAATCACGCCATTGAGCTGATAAAAAGGGAACATCCAGACGCTGAAATCGTTGATTCGCTCGTCTACGATCAACTTGAGGAGAAGCATGGCGGGTTGAGGCATTTGGCAAAATCACTCGACATGCTGGATGCGGCCGATGCGATATATATGATGCCTGGATGGGAAAAAGCACGAGGATGCAAAATCGAGCATGAGTGTGCGGTTGCATACAATATCGCCGTCCTGTATCTCAAATGCATACAAGAAATTCGAAAACAAAGCGATAAAGCTAGGAGGAAACAAATGACAAAGGAAGAACTTGAAGCCCTCGGCCTTACAGCCGAGCAGATCACCGGTGTTCAGGGGCTGAACACCAAAGAAGTCAACGCGGCGAAGCAGCAGGCCGAGACGGAAAGGGACGGCTACAAGTCGCAGCTTGACACCGCAACCACCGAACTAGCGAAGTTCAAGGATGTGGATCCAGCGAAGCTGAACGAGCAGATCGCATCCCTCAACCAGCAGCTGGCGGATCAAAAGGCCAAGTATGAAAAGAAGATCGCGGACAGGGATTTCAATGATTCGGTCAGTTCCGCGATCACAAGCGCCGGCGGCATCAACGCCAAGACAATCCTGCCGCTGCTTGACCTCAAGGCGCTGAGGGAGTCGAAAAACCAGAAGACCGACATCGCGGCTGCAGTCGAGGCCGTCAAGAAGGAGAACGCGTATCTCTTCAAGGAAAGCGCGGACGAGCCGATCAGGAAGCCTGTCACAGAAACAGGCGGCAATGGCGGCGGTGGCGCAATCAGCAAGGACTACATGGCAAGGATGCGCGCGGCGATGGGTCTTCCGCCAAAGAAAGATTAAAGATTAGTTG